TGCAGAACAAGCTGCGCAGCGGTGCGGACATCGTTCTGCGCCACATGGCGGTGATCACGCACCCGGCAGTGGAGGTGATGCAGTGAGCAAGCAAGTCGTCATGTTCGTTTCCGACGGGTGCCAGCCGTGTGCCGCAATGAAGCCTCTCATGATCGAGGCGTGCGACTCGGTAGGTATCCCTCTGACCCTCACCCACGTGACCGCAGCATCCCCTGAGTTGGAGATGTACGGCATCCGTGGAGTCCCCTCGGTGATCGCCTTCCAAGACGGTCAGATCATCAACCGCTTCACTGGTGCGCGAACCAAGGCGCAACTGGAAGAGTTCATTCGGAGCCTCTGATGACAATCGCCCTGATCGATGGGGACATTTTTGCTTACGAGGCAGCAGCCGCAGCGGAGACCCCCATCAACTGGGGCGACGATCTCTGGACCCTCCACGCCTTCGAGACCCCCGCCAAGCAATCCCTCGTGGAACGCATCGAGAGTCTGGCCGAGGACGTGGAGGCAGACCGGATCATCGTTGCCCTGTCCGACAACGAGAACTTCCGCAAGAAGATCCTCCCGACCTACAAGTCGAACCGTGCGGGTGTCCGCAAGCCGATGCTGCTGAAGCCCCTGAAGGAGTTTCTCGGGGAGAAGTTCGAGGTGTTCGTTCGCCCCGGGCTGGAGGGTGATGACGTTCTCGGCATCCTCTCGACATGGCCCAAGCTCGCTGGTGAGAAGGTCATCGTCTCCAAGGACAAGGACTTCCGCACCATCCCCGGCAAGGTCTTCTACACCAACCGCGCTGATGAAGGGATCCTCACCATCACCGAGGAGGAGGCAGACCGCTTCCACCTCTACCAGACCCTCACCGGAGATACCACCGACGGTTACTCCGGGTGTCCCGGCATCGGCCCGGTGACCGCCGAGAAGGTTCTCGAAAAGGCAGAGGCTGATGGTGTCCCGCTGTGGGATGCCGTGGTTGCCGCATACGCCAAGAAGAACCTCGGTGTCGAGGAAGCCCTGACCCAAGCACGTGTCGCCCGAATCCTCCGGGCATCCGACTACGACTTCAAGAACAAGGAGCCACGACTTTGGACCCCGTGAATTCCCCCGGGCATTACAAGCGTGATGCCGACCCTCTGACTCTGGCTGTCCGCGCTGCGATGTCCGAGCAGATGGACCCGCTGAATCTGGAGGCGATTGAAGCAATGGCTTCGATGCTCTCCATCGATGAACTGCGCGGGTACTTGCGAGGAAACAGCTTCAAGTACCGCTGGCGCTACACCCACAAGAACAGGATCGAGGATCTCAAGAAGGCTCAGTGGTACGAGAACAAGCTGCTGAAGCTGGAAGAGACGGTCTACCGCTATGTCGGCATCTGACCTACCTGAGATGCACCCAGAGCCTGTCGCTTGGGGTCGCATGAGCCATGACGGGAAACACCTGTGCAGCGTGACGTTCTCGGAAGAAAGCCGGGATTTCCTCGCGCACCACATCCCGATCTACATCCCAAAGGAATACATCAAGCATGAATCTGAATGAGTACCAAGAGAAGGCCATGGAGTTCGCTGTCTTCGAGAGCGCCCACTACCCCTTCTACGCACTGGCCGAAGAGGTCGGTGAAGTCCTCGGCCTCGTTGCCAAGGGCGAGCGTGGTGATGACCTGATCGCCCGCTTCGGTTCGCTGGAGGCTGTCCGCGAGAAGACCATCAAGGAACTGGGTGATGTCCTGTGGCAACTGCAGGCGTGTTGCTCGGTGATGGGTATCGGTCTCCAAGAGGTTGCCGAGAAGAACATCGCCAAGCTGGAAGACCGCAAGGCGCGTGACGTGATCAAGGGGGCGGGGGATGACCGATAAGCATCAACCCTCGACCCGCGCTCAGATCGTCACCCGTCGAACCTACAACCGACCGCTGGACGAATCCGGTGAGGTCTTCGAGAGTTGGGGACAGACCGTTGATCGCGTGATCAATCACCAGCGTTGGCTTTGGGAGCGTTCCAGTGGCAACACGATGCTGCGCGGCTCCACGATGCAGAAGGAGCTGGAAGAGCTACGTGAGCTGATGCTCCAGCGCAAGGTGTCGGTCGCCGGTCGAACCCTCTGGCTCGGTGGGACCGACATCGCCAAACGCCGGGAAGCCTCGCAGTTCAACTGCAGCTTCACCCACATCGAAACCGTCTATGACGTGGTGGATGCTCTCTGGCTGCTCCTGCAGGGTTGCGGCGTGGGCTTCCGTCCCATCGTCGGACAACTGACCGGGTTCGTGTCCCGTATCCCCGAGGTCCAGATCATCCGTTCGGAGATCACCCGGGAGGACTGGGACGCTGGCGTTCGCGGTCTTGAACACAACTACGAATCCTATGATGATCGCACTGGTGTCTGGACGATTCGGGTGGGTGACTCTGCCGAAGCGTGGGCGAAATCTATCGGCAAACTTCTGGCTGGAAAGTACCCGGCGAAGAAGCTCATCCTCGACTTCAGCAACATCCGACCCGCAGGTATCCGCCTCAAGGGATACGGCTGGATCAGTTCTGGAGACGCCAGCATCGCCCGAGCCTACGAGGCAATCATCGGAATCCTGAACCGTCGTGCCGGTGATCTGCTGACCCGCATCGACATCCTCGATCTGATGAACTGGCTCGGTACCGTTCTGTCCTCGCGCCGCTCTGCCGAGATCGCGCTGATGCCTTTCGGTGAGGACGAGTGGGAAGAGTTCGCCACTGCCAAGCGTGAGTATTGGGTGGGGAACCCCCAACGCGCCCAGTCCAACAACTCGCTGATCTTCAACTCGAAGCCCACCCGGGACCAACTGGAGACCATCTTCAAGATGATGGTGGAGTCCGGTGGTTCTGAACCGGGTTTCATCAACCGTGAAGCGGCGACCCGCCGTGCCCCGTGGTTCAAAGGAGTGAATCCCTGTGCGGAGATTCTTCTCGGAAACAAGGCGTTCTGCAATCTGGTTGAGGTGGATGTTGGTAAGTTCAAGGGCGACTCTGCTGGCCTCAAGCGTGCGGTTGAGTTGGCTGCGCGTGCGTGCTATCGCCAGACGTGCGTGGATCTGCAAGACGGCATCCTGCAAGAGGCATGGCACCTGAACAACGCCTTCCTCCGGTTGTGCGGTGTGGGCCTCACCGGGATTGTTCGTCGCCCTGATCTATCCACTTACGCATACAAGGAGCTTGAACGTGCTGCGACCGCTGCTGCTTACGATATGGCTGACAGTCTCGGACTTCCTCGTCCGAAGAACGTCACCACGATTAAGCCCTCCGGTACCGTATCGAAGGTCATGGACACCACCGAAGGCGTCCACAAACCTCTCGGTCGTTTCATCTTCAACAACGTAGTCTTCAGCAAACATGACCCCCTCGTTCGAGAGCTTCGTCGGAACGGTTATCGTGTATTCGACCACCCCACTGATCCTGAGTCTGTCTTGGCTACACTTCCTGTCGAGTGGAAGGATGTTCCCTTCGACAAGGTGACCAAGAACGGCGAGGTTCTGGAGGTCAATCTCGAGAGTGCCGTCCAGCAACTGGAGCGGTACAAGATGCTCCAGAACTCGTGGTGTCACCAGAACGTCTCCTGCACGATCTCGTATGACCCCACGGAAGTCCCGGCCATCATCGACTGGCTGCTGGAGAACTGGGACAGCTACGTCGGTGTGTCCTTCCTGTTCCGTGCTGATCCGACCAAGACTGCCGCAGACCTCGGCTACCCCTACCTCCCTCAAGAGGTGGTGACCGAGAAGGTCTTCCGCGAGTACGTCTCGCGC